AAACCAAACCAATAATCTCTACCCCCAAGTCTCCCTTAGTTTACATTAAGAGGCGAAAGGAATTTCTTCAGAGCTTTCTGTTACATAACCACCGGGAACAACTTCAAAGTCATTACCAGCACCAGATGTATACTCTATAAAGTCTACTACTTGAACTGCTGCAAGATCAGCCGATACTCCTGACTTACCAGCATAGTTCCACTCAAACGGTACAGCCTTAACATTGACCACACTACCATTAGCAATCAACTTACCATCCCAGTTATTATTCTGAGAATCTTTTACTAATGGTCCTTGCCTTGATGTTCCATCTTTACGTGCTACTTTACGCTTGATGGTAACAAAGTCTCCACGATCATCACCTTTATTGGCGATAGGAAGTCCAGCACTTTCTATTACTGAACGATTGTTATCATCTACTTCAATTTGTATTGACCACACTGGCTCGAACTTAGTGTTAGGCTCAATGATTGAAGCATAGTGACATTTACCTGTAATATATATTGGGTCATTCATTTCTATTTTCCTTTGTCTATCGTCACGCTGTTGTGACATGAGTTTAAATTAAATTGTAACGTAATTATACCACACATAATTCTATAGGTCAAGAGCTAATCTGAATTAATTTAGCTTTTTCCACAGGAATATGAAAGAAAGGTTCTCTCAAGTGCGGTGAGTCTTTAGGTTGCTTAGAGTTTTGTATTCTACCTACACTTGAATCATCTACATTACTGTCTTTAATAAACCAAGCTTGAGTACAATCAGTATTAAATACTACAAAATATAAGTCATGTTCTGGGTAATCTTTCTCCTTTCGTTCCATTAGTCTGCTCTTCCTTTCTGGAATGCGAACTTCTTTCCATGTATGAGGCCAGTAATCTCCCCATTGGTTTTTAATCTCAACCTCAAAGAAATAATTCTTATCCTTTTTAGCTGAGACATCAAAGTAAAAATCTTCTTTAGCTTCAATGTCTGTGAACTTATTAGCTACAAGATAACTTACGATTGCTTTCTTAGCTCTCTCATCGTTAGCCATGTAGGATTGTTTATCAAATTTACGATTGTTATGTGCCATTTATTCTCCTCTATAATAAGATAATAAGTAGTTACGTAAGTACTACACTACTTATTATCTATTAAGTATGTTTTCTTTCTGCATCTATCTTCGTATTCTTCTAAATAATTTAATGCCCTTCTTACATAATTAATATTATCTTCAAAGAAACCTAATGCTGAATTACACTTATTACATATCCATCCTTTAAAAGCTCCTGTTTTATGATCGTGATCTAAAACAAATGGAGATGTTTTTCCGTTTGTTTCTGGAATAATTTGTTCAGGTATCTTAAAACAAATTGGACATTTATAATTTTTATCAGGATAGACATGTGTTTTTTTTAACTCAGCTACTTGTTTATGTTTTTTACGCTCACATTTTTTACATATATTCATTCTTACATGGTTGTTTTTAAGATCTCTTCTCCCTAAAGTTATAAAGCTTTCAAGAGGTTTTTCCTCACTACATTTAATACAAACTTTTGTATTTTTAGATTTATCAATAGATCTTATATCATTAAATAGTTCTTGTTGATGTTGCATTAGTGTGTATCACTCCATGTAGTTCCAATTTTAAACTCACAGTCAAGAGGACATCGAACCTTAAGTGTCTTCTCAGTATCCTGCATTGCATCTTTGGTAATCTGTCCAAATCTTTGAGCATCTTTCTTAGCCACTTCAAACTGATACTCATCGTGTATGGATGCTACTAACTTAACATCAATACCTGCTCTACGTACACGCTCCATGATATGAACAAGCCATTGCTTACATATTATAGCACCAGCACCCTGCAACAGGGTATTAACTGCTGCATGTTCTGATCGAATGTGTAACAACCTACCATCAAGAGCAGGTAAAGTACCTTTCTTACAAGCTTCAGCTACGTTATCTCTAAGCTTCTTTAGCTTCGGCATGTTAGATAAGAACTTAGTTATAAGTTGCTGTCCTTTCTTAGCATTACCTCCTACCACCTTACCTATCTTAGCAGGGCCAGCACCATAAAGAAAAGCATAGATAAAAGTCTTAGCTTGATCACGATCAGTCAGACCAGCAGCTTTCATATTAGCTGTATGTACATCACCATTTAAAACTTCATGTGTAAAGTTAGCATCATCCATATAGTGAGCAAGACATCTTAACTCTAGTCCAGATGCATCAGTACCCATCAAGACATGTGTATCTGTGTTATCTACTGTCCAGAGTGATCGACACTCTTTACCATAAGGTGAATAGACGGCTGGTACTTGTGCCATATTGGGAGAGTTATGAGCCATACGACCTGTTACAGTTCTTAATGTCATAACCCTCCCTCTCACACGACCATCTTCTTCACACGCTTCAATCCAAGATTTAATCATGCCAGTACGTTTCTGTAAAAGAAAGTACCGACTAAACATTTTAGCTTCTGGTATATCAATCGTATCTAATATCTCTTCTGAGACAATCACATTACCTTTATCTGTAAACTTATTAGGTTCCCATCCACGTTCCATTAACCTTTCAGCAATTTGTTTACGACTAGCTATATTAAATGGAATATACTTTACTTTTGTTTTTAACTGTACCTCTCTAGGTTCAAATATCTCTTGAGATTTTTCTTCAAGATCATGTTGTTCTTCTTCTAAGGTAGCAAGAAAAGACATAGCTTCACGTAGGTTGAAATAAAAACCATTCTTCTCTTGTTGATCTACAATAGCCCTGACTTTTGCTTCAAGTATTAAAGACTGAGAGGAAAAGTTAGAACCTTCTTTCTCTAGTTCTTGTGCTACCTTTCGAGTAAGGTTAACATCTTGTTTACAATACTCAAGCATCTCAGGAGAATAAAATTTAAAGTCATCTAGTTTTCCTTTTGGAAAATCTAATCTATCACCCCATGCTTCAAGAGAATGTCCTTTATCTCTAGTTGGATTAAAGATCTGAGACTCAATTAAAGTATCTCGTACTTGAGATAATTTGATCTGCGATCCTGTTAATCTATTAAGTATTGGTGCATCAAAGCTTACACCATTATGCATAATAAAAGTATCAATCATCTTAGACCAAGATGCAAACTCTACACACTCTTCTTGTATCCATATTTTTTCTTTGCCTGTTTCATATTCACAGGCTACGATACAATGTATCTGAGTTGCATCCAGACTATCTGTTTCAATATCAACTACGGCTGTTACCATTATAACACTTCCTCTCCTTGATCTTCATTCTCAATAAAAGGATTATCAATCTCAGTCATCCTACCAGAATCTTTATCATAAAATAATTTACATGCTATTCCAGTATCACCTGTATATCTATTCTTCAAGATACGAATGGTAGTTGTGTTAGCATCTAATTCATCTTCAGCTTGCTGATTTCTTTCTAAGGCCACTACACTATCACTTAAATGAGCTATACTAGCTGACCCTCTAAGGTGTGACAGAGACACTTCTCGTCCATCCTCATGCCCTTTATCACCTGCTGGCCTACGTAAATGGCTGACAAGTAATAGACCTATTCCTGTAGCTTCAACCAGAGAACGTAGCTTAGTCATTAGAATGTCAATAGATTTACGTTCATCACCCATATCCTCTTGGCCTGACACTAAGATAGATAAGTGATCTAAGACAACCCACTTACATCCTAAAGCTTTAGCCATGTATCTAACCCTAGCCAGTATCTCATCGTTGGAGATAGACCCAAAGTGATCGAAGGCAAAGAACCTGCCTGTACCTATAGTCTTTTCCTGCCATTCAGTAAGCTGTTCTCTGGTAAATCTATCTCTAATCTCTTTAATATATAATCTTTGGTTAGCTTCTACACTCATCAAATTAAATGCAGTATTGCGAATGTTCTCTTCCATTGCCAGTACACCAATGTTATCTTCTGTATTATTCATAACATGGTGCATAAGCTCACGTATGATACTGCTCTTGCCCATACCAGCACCACTGGTAAAAGTTACTAGCTCACCAGTACGCATACCATATGTCTTATCATTAAGACCATTCCAAGGATAGAGTACTGTCTCACAATACTTCTCATCGTAAAGAGATGCACCAAGGTCAGCAAGATTAACTATACCTGCTGGTGTGAATGTTCTAGCGTTCCACCAATCATCACTAAACTTCTTACGTTGGTTGGTCTTGAGATATTCATTAGCATCTTTCAGATCCATATCAAATATTTTACACTTGTTTGGCTCAAACAATTCTGCCACCTGTAGAGCAGCTTCCTTACCCGGCTTATCATTATCGAAACAGAGAACAACCTTATCGAACTTATCTAGGTATTCAAAAGAGTCACGACAATTCTGAAGGGCTGATGCTGCTCCATTCTTAATAGATACAACAGGCCACTTATCACCAAGCATCTCATAGGCAGACATAGCATCCACCTCACCTTCACATACAGTAATAAACTTACCACCTCTATTAAAAAGATGTTCACCAAATAAACCAGATCCAGAAAGATTACCTTCAGACCAGAACTTTTTATTCTGAACCTCTCGTACCTTATTAGCTATATGGTTTCCATCCTTATCACAGTACTGGTAAATGTGGTGTGTTATCATACTACCAGATTTCATAACTTGTGTGCCATATTTTTGTGCTGTCTCTTTCTTAATCTTACGATCAGAAATATTATCAAATTGTCCTACACTTTTTAATGTAGGAGTTGTTGGATTGTTCATAGATATAACCTTTGTTTCCATTTCCTTTTCTCCACTTACATATTTCTTACAACTATAACAATATGAATGACCATCATCAGGATAGGTAGCATTAGCATCACTTGAATCACAGTAATGACATGGACCCATCGTTGGTGTAACTGTCATAACAAACTCCTTACATCTCAGATTTTTTTATAACATATTTAGAATCAGGTGTATATCCCATTGCAATACATAGAGAGTTTCGATATTTTAATTCTTCTTCTGCTTGCTGTTTGTTCTTAAAAGAATCTACCTTAACATCACCTGTATCTTTTTTAAGATATAAACCCCAATCATTCTTCTTCATAAACACTATCCCATATATCAGAAATGAAACCTTCTTTCTCTTCCATAATTTCATCAGCTTCTTTACGAGCTAATGCACCAGCTTCATGCTTATCATAACCTTCTTCTTGATATTCTTTCAGAAGATTCTTAAAGATAGTTCTACGTTCTTTATCCCATAAGTTTCTATCCATTGTCTTCTACCCATGTTGTTTT